AGATGAGGAGCGGCTCAGATAAGTCTGGATGCGTGAGGATGATCAGCCAGACCGGCACCACGTCGGCAGGTAATGTGCGATAAGTAAGAGGCTGTTTCATGCCGGCGTCACCAGCAGTGTAAACGACACATGCCAGTCGATGCCGCGCGATCGGATGGACGGCATTTGGTCGAACACCGCAGTCGTCATCGAGGTGACCAGCACCGGAGCGCCGCCGCCGTCGAGAACAATGTTGCCGGAACCGTCACGCATCGCGTATCCGTCCTCGACATGGTTGGCGATCTGGAACGGCAACGCTCCGCGCTTCGTGGCGACCATGAAGAACTGCTTGAAAATGCCGTAGCGCCATTGGTCCAGGATCGTCGCGAAGCTGACCTTGTCCGGAACGGATGACAGCCGGCGCCGGAAATTCGGCAGACCACCCTCTGACGGGCTGCGGAAGCGGCCGTCGCCGATTTCATAGGAGTAGCCATCGCGCAGAGGATTTGGCAGCTCGGCCGGATAGACTGGCATCGGCATCAGCGCACCTTCGTCCGGTTTCGGACGCCCATACCACTCAGTGCTTTGTTGAAGGGCGATCCTCGCCTCGTCGCTTCCTGGGCAGCCTGCTCCGAAAACCAGACGTCAATGCGCTTGCCGCCAGCGCCATCGTCTTGCTCTTCACGGCGCTCGACGGTCGGCGCGTTGTGGAAATGCATCTCAGTCTTGCCCGCAAAACCGCTGCTTCCATTGGCGGCGCTGAGTGCCTTCACGCTGACATCGTGAGGGATGATCTGCGAGCCGCGCGGCAGCTTGACGATCTCGCCACGGCCACCTTCGTTCATCCGGGCGAAGCCACCCGGAAAATTGTCGGTGCCGCCCGCAAAACCTGGCAGGAATCCGAACAGCGTCTTGAACAGCATATCGAGCAGACCGCCGCCGCCAGCGCCTGCGGGAGCGGCCGGGATTGGCGGGAACGCCCCAGCCATCGCCGGCATGGATGGCACGCCGCCCGGGCCGCCAAACACGGTCTTCAGGAGCCCGCCCAGTCCGTCGCCGGCATCGACCGACTTGACTGCGAGTTTATCCAGTGCCTGAGATGCGGCCGTGGCAGTGGTTTGCAGCTGCGGGAAAATGCCCTGCTGACCAGCCTCGATTCCCCTGGCCTGAGCCGGGTTCTGCGCGCCATACCACCAATTGCGTGCCCGGCCCGCGTGTTCATCGAGGTGAATGCCGCCGCCGCGCATTTCCAGGCCGGTTCCGCCCCACCCCTTGGCCTGCCAATATTGACCAAGCGGTGCGAGACGGTCGCCCGTGATCTGCCGGTTCTGCGCGTCAAAAATGCGCAGATCACCTGCATGACCGAGGTCATGGCGCGTCGTGCCGACACGTCTGCTTGTCGTTCCAATTGCGCCCTGCCCGCCGGAATAGACGCTTGCATATGCGTCAGCGCCATAAACCGCGCCAACAGCTTCACGGATCTTCGTTTCGAGGCTTTCGGTGAGCGACATGTTCCGGGTCGCGCCAGAGTTGGCATAACGAAGACCGCCCAGAACGTCATTGGCGTTCGACGGCGAGAACATGCGTGATGCGGCGCCGAAGCCGCCAGCCATTTCGGGCAAACCGCCCTGTCCCTGATAGCCGAGAGGCCCCATGCCCGGCGCACCAAGTGTTGCGCCGTTGATCATCACGGTTGCGGCCTGCACATTCATCGCGCCGACATTCTGGCCGGCCGCAGGGTTCGGCGTCATCCCGAAGAACGTGCCGATGAGCCCCTTGAGCCCGCCGGTTTTGTCGAGCGTCGGCAGGTCGGTCCCATACATCGAATTCATGAGCGGGTTTTTGGCGCTGAAATCGAAGATCATACGGGCACCGGTTGCCATCAGGTCCGACAGCCTGCGCTTCCAGTCGCTCGGATCAAATGCCAGGTCGAAGATGCTGGACATCGCATCCATGCCTTTGCCGCGGATATCTTCCCACAGCGCAACCTGCTTTTTCAGTTCCTCGGTGCGCCGGATATCGGCAGCCAGCGACGGATCGTTCGCCATGCCCCGCATCTTGTCAGCGATCGTCCGCTCGATCTCTGTGCGCGCAAGCTGCTCGCGCTCGAACCGCAGGTCTTCAATGAGGCGCAGGCGCTCGGCAGCATCGGCTTGCTTACCCAACGCATCAGCGGCCGCTTGGATGGCCGCGACCTCCTTCGGATCGACAAATCCGCCAGTACGGCGCGCCTCGTCGCGAAGCTCCTGTACGCGTTCCGCTTCGAAACGCATCTTCGTGATCTCGCCGGTCGTCTTGCCGATCATGCTGAGTTCCAGCTGCTGCCGCTCGATTTCGGCGGTTATGGAGTTGCTGCGAGCCTCTGACGCCTCGCGCTTTTCCATCGCCTGTCGATTAAGCTCTGCCTGGCGCGCGCGAGCGACACGCGCTTCGAGACCGCCTTCGCTGTCCTTGTCCTCAAAGGCACGGGACCGGACCTGAGCCTCAATAGCCGCCAGCCGCTCCTGATAGGTGCGCGCCATTGCCAACTGCTGCTCCGCAGCGAACTGCTCATTGAAGCGACGAAGCTCCGCGTCGCGCTGGCCGGCGTAACGCGTGTCATCGCGCCTATCACGCAAACCAGGTCGAGTGTCTTCTCGGTCGATCTCCCTCAGATATCGAAGGATTTCCCGCAAACTGGTGATGAGCGATACCGCATTCTTCGACGAGAGGATGATCTTATCGGCGACTTCACCGAGGCCATTTATCTCGCCGATACGACGGACGTTCGAAGCGAACTTTTCAATGTCTCCATTGCCCTCCTTTAACCCAAGAAGCAGCCGGTTGATTTCGGCCTGGAAGGGAGCGTTCTGGCCTGACACGGCAAATGCGTCGATGGCAGCATTGTTCAAACGCTCCATCTCTGCCGCAAGCGCTGCCGGCTCTTTGTTGCTCCGCCGCATCGTCTCGAACATGGCGTTGAGATCGTCATTGAACGAACGGAAGCCATCTCCACCCTTCCGGATGGATTCCATCATGCGATCGATGGCCGGCTGGAACTGAGATCCTTTTGTCCCGAGCAATGTATCGAGCCCTGCCGTGTTCGATCCAAACAGGCCACCACGCAGAATTCCGCCTCCGAGCAACTGCTCACTGAGGTCTCCCGACTGATCGCGCAGCGCCGCCTGCATGGCCGCAATCTGGCTGCGAGCCTGTGACTCGGTGAACGCCAAACCACCTGCTGGCGCTACCCGTTTCGACGCATCGCCCAATTCGCCATACTGCTGTTTCAGCAGCCGCACGGTGTCTGCCTGACCTTTCAACGCATCGTCGAGGGACTTGGCGCCATCCCTGCCCTGGACGATCCATTGGATCGTTGCGGCCGAGAGACCGATAACGCCAATCGTCAAGAGCGAGACCGGATTGAGGATCTGCGCAAATGCGCCTGCCACAGCAGGTCCAATCGCTTGTCCGCTTGCCCGGATATCATTAAAAACCTGGGCGACTTGCGGCCCCTGTTGCAACGCTACTGAGTAGAACGGCATGAAAGCGGCCGTCGACGCGACATCGAAACCCTGCGCTGCAAGGTTTGAGCTGTTGAAACTCGACGCCTGGCGAACATTGCTATTTGCCGATTTTGGGATGTTCTGCTGTTTCAGAAGTTGAAGGTTGGCGCGTTCGACCGCTGCGGCGAGCATGTGCTGGCCTTGCGCAGCCAGTTCCGCACCGTCGGCCATCAGGCCGAGTTTCTGGCGCATTCCGATGATGACCTGCTCCGCGCCCTCCATCGAAATTTTGCCGGTTTCCAGCGCCCGACCCAGCCCGCCGAGGTCCCGGGTAAACTGCTGGATTTCCCGGCTACCGCCAACATAGCGGCCTGAGTAGATCGACAATGCATCGGCGCTCACGTTCAATCGCGTGTCGACCGCTGCTTGAGCCGCAGAGACTGCGTTCGCAGAATCGATCATGCTCTTGTCGGCAGCAACTTTCTGGTTGGTGCCGGCGACATATTTGCTCGCGTCGACTTCAGGCGAGACACGCAGGCTTGATATCTGGACGGTCAAAGTGGAACCTGCATCGTTGTGATTTGAGAGGCGGACTAGCTATGCCCACGTGCACCAAATGCGGCGACACCGTCAGCTCGCTTAACTTTGATAAGAATTCTGGGATGTGCATCGCTTGCAAGAACGACACAAACAGTGGCGGCAGCACGAAGGCGACAACAAAATCCAACGAACATAGACGCGTGATCGTAACGACCGCGATGACAATTCCCCATCGCGAAATATTAGACGTGGTGGAGGTGATTAGCGCCGAGAGCGCAATCGGCGTAAATCTGTTCAGAGACATTGCCGGGTCGTTGCGTGATGTATTCGGTGGCCGAAGCAGCAGCCTGCAAAGGCTGCTGAGGGAAGCAAGGCATACATGCCTTGATGAACTCCGTCGCGAGGCTCACTCTATCGGCGCTCATGCCGTCGTTGCGATCGATCTCGATTACAGTGAATACAGCAGCAACCTCGTTAGTGGTGGGATGCTTCTGGTCGTCGCGACAGGCACTGCCGTCAAACTCGCACCGCTCACGCAGTGACATCCTTGCGCTGAACTACCTTCTCGTTCTCCATCGCGATCCACTCGGCATCGATCTGCTGGAGGAAGAACAGCAGATTGTCGAATGCGTCGCCGGTCATGTCGAAGCGGCGGGCAAACCCGTCGATCGCCATGAAGCTGATCGGCGTCTGACCGCCCATCCCGAAATATTGCCGGTCAAAGCGAAGCGTCTGCCAGGCATTGAGGTAGAACTCGTGCCAAGCCTGCGGCTCGGCTCCGGCCGGTGGTGGCGGATCGACCTTCCTAAGCCATGTCGCGGCCGGGTCATCCTTGATCAGTTCCTTGATCCACTCACGCTGCTCCTCGGAAAGCGCCTCCCGGCTCATCTGGTGCCGGAAGGCGCGTCTCAGTTTTTTGCCGCGGCCGTGACGAACTCGACTTTCTTCTTCCCGACGCGGCCGGCGCACCAATAGATGATGGCGCGGATGTTGCGGTGTTCCGGTGCCTTGACAGTGTCGGCTGCTGCCGCAGCCGAGTATTCGGTATCGAAGCCCCTCCAGCCGAGCAGGAGATGTTCGGCCGCGAGCGAGCCCTCAATCTGCGAGGCGACATCGGGCGGAACGACACTGTCCGGATAGTCCTGCTTGATGCGCTCAAGCTCGGTCTGGCGCGCAGTCACGTAAGGCGAGTAGTTGACCGAACGGACGTGGAACGCGACGCCCGGCAGATCGACCATCTGGTTCGGATTTTCCGGATTTAGACCGGGCCAGCTTTTCGGCTCGATCCAGTCGCCGTCACGCTCACGTTTCAGGTCAGCCGCGAGGCTGTCAATCTTTACGACCATATCGTTCTCCTATTCCGCCTTGCCTTCGTCGCGCATCTTCTTCGCGAACGCGGCTGGCACCGGTGTCGATTGCTGCCCGGCCATGAACATCATGACGGTCTCGTCGCCCGTCTCCCACGGATCGGCGCGGAAGTCGGTCAACGGCATGATTGTGATAAGCGGATCTGGCTGAACCGGCTCGTCGGATGTGTCGGTCTTCTTGGCCATTACACACCTGCCCGGGTGATCTGCATCGAAGCGCCAATGCCGGGATCAATGATCGCCTGGAACGGCACTTCGAGGATGACCGGCTGGCCGTTGCCCGGCGCCGACGGCCCGCCATCCGTGAACTTCACGCGCGGCATCGAGAATGTATATTTGTTACCCACCGCGTCGACGAGTTCGAAGCTGATGGCGACGTTCTCGTGGTTGAGGATGGCGGTGTAAGCCTGAAGGTCGAGTAAGAGAAGTGTGAGCGTGCCGCTCACCTCGAACCGGCCCAGATTGTGGCCGTACGGCGCATACAGGCCGACGATATCAACCTGGCTGATATTGTTCGTGATGCGCAGCGTCATCGCCTGAATTTTCGGCGTGGCGACCATCGTCGTCGACGTCATCGTCAGGTTGGCAACGTTCAGACCGGCATTGAAGTCCTCGGTCGTGGTCGCGGCCGGATAGGTTGCGCCGGTGACAATCGACGTCGCCGGTGCAGGGCTGTCGATGCCCATGATCCCCCACGTCGCATGAACTGCCTGACGTGAGCGCAGGTTCAGGTCAAGCGTGTTCCAGCGGCACGCGCGATAGCGGACATAGCTGGTCGTGCCAGACGGATGCGGATAGGTCAGCTCCAGTGCGCCGGTCTTCACCGACACCCCGTTCTTCAGGACGTTGGCCGTCCATGTTCCGCAGAGAAGACGCTCCAGCCACACATCATAAGTGCCGTAGCTGAACCGCGTCTCGATATTGCCGGCGACCGACCGGCCAACATCGGTGATTCCGGACACGTTGCGGTCCGGACGGACCTCGTCGCTGATATCGGTCTGCTTGTTCAGGCGAATCGAGGCAGTGCGATACCGCATGACCCTGAATGCCGGCGTGGCGGGGATCGTGCCGATGACTGCTTCGGGCACATCGCCCAGGCGGACTTGACTGCCGTCAGTAACGGACATTGAGGGCTCCTATGTTGAGGTTCAAAATATCTGGTCAGATCGACGTGATGTCGCCGCGACGCCAGCGGATCGACAGGCACATAGACCAGTAGTTCGGGAATTCCTTGCCGGGCTCGCCGGCGCCGATCGACATCTCGGGCATGAACAGGCCGCCAATCGGCTGCTCGCGGAACAAATTGGCCAGATCGTTTGCATATGTACGCGCCTCGCGGCTGCCGGTCTGGGCAGGCACCATCACATGCAGATTGGTGACGCCTTCCTCAATCCAGAGGTTCGCTCCAGGTGCGCCCATCGTTTCCTGATCGAAGCGGTCGCCATACACTTCAACGAACAGCCACGCAGGCGCGCCACCGTCGACAAGATCCTGCGTCCGCTCGTTTTCGAACCGCACTGGCATGGCCGTGTATGCGCCGAGCCGGGTGGTGAACGCGTCGAAAGCGGTCGGCGACGACATCAGATGACCCTTACGGTAATGGCGGGATAGGTGATCGGTTTGCCAGCTTGCCGATCCTTGCGGCGGCCACCACCGCGCAGGATGTATGGCATCAGCGGATGAATGCCGGAACCAAACTCAAGAAATCGCATCTGGAAACTGAAGACATTCGCGAGGCGGCGGCTCATGGCATTCTTGGTGCTCTCGAAAATCCTGCGCCGGCCGGCACGCTTGCCAGCCTCCAGCTTGCGGACATAGGGCTGTGCGTTGGTGATGATGACCTCGTCAGCGGCGCGGATCGTCCGGTAGTTCGTGACCTGCCGGCCATTGGCGATGACAAGAAACGTTGCGGCGAACTCGCCAGACCGGCGCGGCGAACGCGCACGCAACTCCGCAATCACAGCATTGACAATAAGCGGCCAGTTCGCGAATTCGTAGACGATTGCGCCGGGTGCCTGAAAGCTTTCTTCCAGTGCGCCATGCACCGCGTTGACGTAGCGCTTATACTGCGCACTGGCCTGCCCCGCTGCGATCACCCGGTGAAGTTCTTTCTTGGCGAATTTGGCCGTTTCACGGTTGATCTCGTCCGGCTCCAGACCGGCAGTCGCAACCTTTAGGTCACGCGCGAAATACTCGAAACCGGTCCCGGCCATCAGCCGCCGACCGTCAGGTTGATGCGGACAACGACGTCATCCATCGCGATTGGATCAGCGAACATCACCTGCCGCTGTTTTCCCTTAACGATAATAAAATCATTGCTGCGCGGGTGGCGCGGATCGACGGCGTCAGGGTTGACAACATGACCGGCAGGCCATCCTGCGGCGAGGATCTGCGTCATGGAAAGCGACACTTTCAGCCATGACTGCTTGGCATCTCCATGAAGTTCTTCCGCGCGAAGCCCCCGCACAAATGCACGGACAGCCACATCCTTATCGACAATCGGCGACCCTTCCTTGCGCCGCAAGATGCAGTCCTCACCATGCCCGGCCAGCTGCGCGTCCAGCGATGCGATAGCCTGGGCAGGTATCATACGCGGTAAACCTTCAGACCCGCGAGCAATCGATCGCAGGTGCGCTCAACAACCTTGTTCGCCGCCTCAGACAGCGTGAATTCCTTGCGGCCAATACCCTCGACTTCATCGGTTTTCAGGTAAAGACTTGGAACAGCGAGTGATTTCAGATGCTGGACGGTCAGGATGATGGCCTGGCGTGCACGCTCAGGCACTTTTCCCGTCTGCCGCTCACCCGTGCCAGCGCCGGAATCACCGTTGTATCCGGCAATATAGCGGACGCGATGAACCGGACGCCGAACCCACGCCGCGCCGCGCGCCACAACGATCTCGTCGTCATCCATGCGCCAGCTGCCTGCATCTTCGGTCACATCCACCCCATCCCGATCCGACGTGATGACGCTGGTTATCTTGATTATCGGGCCGCATGGGAGACGGAAGCGCTCGCAACCGATCCAGCCGGTTGCCTCAAGCGTTTGCGGCCCGAGCGATCGGCCGAGCCAGCCGGTCGGGCCGTCGATCTCTTCTGTCACGGCCGCGATCATTGACGCCACTGACGGATCATCGGATGCATGCGAGCCGGCAATATCTGCCGGTGTCACGACGGGCGCAGGTGGCGTGATGACGCGGACATGCATGGCCGATTACTTCTCGCTTTCAGCCTTGCCGTAGACGCTCAGATCAAGGCCCTGGCCCGCAAAGTTCGGGTCCGACGGATGACGTCCACGCGGGTCATTGAAGTCGCCACCGTTCTGCAAGGCGGAGGTGCCCTCGCGCGCAGCCTTGATTTCCGGTTCGATGAACGCACCGCTGGCACCATCCATTTCCGTTGCCGGTGCAGGGTTGGTCAGGGCCATCGTTTCGGGCAAGCGACCCTCAGCCTCAGCCTTTGCGGTGGCATCCTCAGCTGCATGCTTCTCAGCCTCGCGGTGCGCCTCGTCGGCTTCCGTCATGCGATCGGGCACAGACTTGTCACCTTCGGCGACGTTCTTCGTGTTGGTCAAAATGGCCTCCTGTCGATAGGTTGAAGAGAGTGGGTGGCGAGGCGAGCTAGTGCCCGCCTCGCCCGGGATCAGGCCATCTTCAAGGCCTTGATAACCGTCGGGTCCTGCACGCCGCCACCAACGCGCTTCGTGGTGTAGAACATCACGTAGGGCTTGTTGGAGAATGGGTCGCGCAGCAGGCGAACGCCGATGCGATCGACGATCAGAT